GGTGCCATTGATATATTGTCTTTTGGTTTTATTAAACAAGAAAAAATTGAAGAACTATTAACTAAAGGTACTGATTTTACTAAAGATTTAGGTATAAAGATTAAAGGTATATTTACAGAACTTCTGGCAAGTCTACCAACATGGGATGATATATCTGCAAAAATTGGCGAAGGTATGGATTTTGTTTCTGATTTAGTTGATTCATTTTTAGATTTAATACCTACATTTGAAGACATCAAAGCGTTACTTCCTAATCCAAAAGAAATACTTGATAAAGTTGCAACAGGTATTGGTGACTTCTTCACATTTGGTGATAATGATAAAAGAAAAGCAGGTAATACAAATAAACGTGGTAGAGGTGTTGGTGGTAAAAAAGAAGGACTTGATGAATCAGTTACAACATTGGATGCATCACAAAAAGAATTTTTTAGTAATCCTGATAAAACTCTCATAGGCCAAGCGGCGGCAGATAAAAATAATATATTTAGGAATTCTATTAATTCAAATAATATGAGTGGAGCATTAGATGCTATGTTAAGGTCACAGCAAGAAAGTGCTGAAAGTAAAAGTTCTACTAATCAAGTTATTATTAATAATTCAGATAATTCTATGAAATCTGAAACCACTAATACTCATCAAGAAACAATTGTAGATAGAAACCTTGCTTTACAAGCTGCAGGCGTCTATTTCTAAACGCCCACAATTTAAATATTAATTATTATTTCCACCTATAAAGTTCATCTATTGGAACATCTTTCCAATCTATTATATTGGGCAATGCACCATATAGTTTGATATTTTCTAAAACTTCAGAAGTACCAAACATACATTTTCCTATATCTTTAATATATTCATCCCATATTTTTTTATAAGGTTTCATTCTACTATTCCAATCATCTTTAGGATTAGTTGGTTTTAAAGCTGAAACATAAGCAATCAATCTAAGTTCACAATGAGCATTTTTTGCTTTGGCTTTATTGTATGCTTTTATAGCTGTAGATAAGTTTTTAGATTCATTAATAGCAACAGCTTTATATATGGTTTGGTCATCTGTTACTAATCCTAGTTTCTCAATTCTTTTAGCAGCTGAATCTGGCGTGTAAGTTCTTAAATTAGTTATACCTGAAATGTCCTCTACTATTTCTGTAATCGTAAGATTTAGTTTATTCTCTGGTATGTGACTACCTGCCATTTCATTTATGTTGTCTAAAATAGATTGTTCAAGACTTATACCGTTTTGTTTTACAGTTTTAAGTTTGTAAAGTTCTTTAATAACTTTTTTAATATCACCAATATCAGCTTGACCATAAGGTTTATCTTTATGATTAAGTTGTATTCCTAATTTTAGTCTGTCTGGTTCACTAATATTTTCAATAATTGTTGCTGGTACATTTTTAACATCCTTTTCACTAAGAATATGTGTTTTTGTTACACCATCAACTATATCATATTTTTTACCAATACCAGGTGTTAAAACTATTGTTAAACCATCTAGATTAAATCCTTTTCGATTTATATCAAGTTCAATATCTTTTCTTGCTGAATTACCACCTTCTCTAACCCTTTGAGTTAGTTCATTTGGAATATTGATATTATCTATAGGAACAAGCTCCTGATAAATTTTACCTTTATTTTCGTGTTTATAGATTTGTGGAAATCGTTCTTTTGATGAATTTACTTTTTTATATAATTCTAAATCTTTGGGTGAAAAAGTAAAACCCTCTGTTATTTTAATACTTGTCGTATCATTGTTAATACTTGTCGTCATTTTTGTCTCCTTTAGAGTTTGCCTAGAGAGGTTTCTGTGAAACTTCTAAACAGTTAGTACTATTATATATACAAAAAAGGGCGCCTAAGCGCCCTCTCTTTAAAATTATAATTAAAATTAATTATGCATATACGCCATCAAGTGCAGCTAAACCTGCAGCGATGATTTCTTTGGAAGGTTTTCCAATTCTGTATGATGTTCCGTTCTTTACGGATTTGTTTGCATACACACAATGACCTTCTTCACGTAGTTTTTCTACTACTGCTCTAGGTCTTGCAAGAGCAAAGTTTGCCTTTGCGTCTGACCAAGTTACTGTGTCGCCTCTTAATAGTGCATTAAGAAACTTTGTTGAGTTTGCTAGTTTTTTTCTTCCCATGATATTCTCCTTTTTGTTATCAATTGTTGATTCTAGTGTTTTGAAAAAGTTAATCATTATGATTACTCCTTATTTGTTTATTAATATTAATATACCATAAACAATGGACATTGTCAACACCCTTTTTACAGGGTGCGACAATCTTGACCAGATTAGTTATTTGCTAACTTCTCAAAATAAGTCATTGTTTCGTCAGTATCTTCATCCTTTGCAGCCGCTGAAGGTATCTCTGTTGGAGCGACCTCTTTCGGTTGACTAGGTTTAGATTCGGCAATCTCATCTGCGACATTACCGACTGATACTGTACCAGAAAGCACAACATCTAGACGAGTTTTCAATTCCTCATATGATTTAAAGTTAGATGTAGCAGTAAAATCAGAAAGTGCATATGCTTTTTGACATACTGTTTCTGTCTTTGCTTCATCTTCAAATAACTTAGAAGGTGCTTCGAACTCTGATTTATCATAGTTCCAATAGCCATCTACTTTGCGAATTTTCAGTTTGAAGTTCGCACCAGAGAATGGGTCAAATGGATTGATAGGTGATTCGTCTTCAAACTCTGGTTGCATTGCAGCCAAAAGTTTGTCATAGATTTTCTTACCATATTTAAATAAGAATACCTTACCTTCGTTTTCTGGGTGTTTTGGGTCACTCACAACATAAACATTTGAGTAGTATGATAACTTCCTCTTTTGTTTACGAGCGATTTCTTTATCAGATTCAACACCTGTATTCCACAATTTAGAATTGTATTCTGATACAGGGTCTTTTGAACCGATAGTTGTAAGTGAGTTCTCAATAAACCATTGACCTGTTGGCCCTTGGAATGCATGAGAGTATACCTTCGCCCAAGGTAAATCTTCGCCATGAACGGAAGGTAGAAATCTTAGAACAGCATATCCGTTACCAGACTTATCTAATTCAGGTTTCCATAACCTTTCATCGCTATATGATTTTTTTTCTTGGGGTTGGTTTTCTTCCTTGACAGCACCAAGTAGTTTGTCAAGTGAATTATTCTTTCGAATTGTATCGATTGTCATCGTATGTCTCCTATGTTATCGTATGTTAATAGATTTACATTATCTAGTCTTTTGGCAGTATCCACGATATCGTGTTTATGCCCGACCCAATTAAATTTAACATCTGAATATTCTCCAAATGTCTTATGTAATTGAAATCTCCAATTGATAGGGTTGAATCCTCTTGCCGTTGATGGCAAGTAATTCTTACTATCCTTGTATATATTATTTATACTATCGTCATAAGACGAAAAGTCAAATCCAAACATATACACTTCACTCGCACCATTTTGACAAGCAAGATTAACTGCTGTACTTCCAGCAGACCAATCTCTAGGGTTGTAAATTGGTACTATTAGGTCTTTCGATTCATTATTGTAAATGATATGAAGACCTAAATCTTTTTTCACCTTTAGTTCCAAATCGTCTGGGTCTAAATGTGGGAATCCTTTTTTAATTAAATTAATTTTATTGTTCACAACTGTTTCATGTGAACCATTAATAACACATGTTCCTAAATCAAATCCGTATGTGTGTCTATCTTCTTCTTTAAAATCATGATTGAAACTCTCTAACATAAATGGGTCACTAGGAACTGGGTTCCAATCAGTAAACCAACATTTATATTGTTTTACATAATCACTATCATAGACTTCGCCTTGCATTCCATAATCAACGACAACTAAGTTATCGACTGGTGTGTCTCGATAGATTGCATTACAACCCCATGAGACACCACCGTAATTCGATACTTTAAAGCCCTTACGACTTTCGCCGTTTCCATAAACAAAATGTTTCAATATTATCTCGTTGATGAATTGTAAGTATTTGTCTTTTTGACAAATGGTTTTTTGAATGGACGATTAGTAATTTTTGCAAATTTCTGACCGAGGTCACTCAATTGCCTTTGATATAAGGCACAATCAAATTCTAATTCTTTGACTGTTTCTTCCAAAGATATTATTCTTTGTTTTGCAAGTTCAAGTTCATCGACACCTGCGTTTTCTAAGGCTTGTTTCAAATCATTCATGATTAGATTCCTTTACTGCGTTAATTAAAGCTACTTTACACTTATTCTTGTCTATTGTCAAGAACTTTTTATAATTATTTAAGATTTTTTTTATATCTTTCCAAATCATATCATTGTCTTTCCAATTCTTTTGAAAATGCGTCAATTCGTCTAATATAATCATTGTTTCCATTGATATTCTTTTACCTAGATATTCTCTTAATAATAGTGGGTGTGTATCTTCCCATTTAAATAATTCTTCAAACCTATTAGCATAAGGTTCTATTTCATTGATAAATGTGTATGATAAAGACTGTGTTTTTCTTTTCCAATCTATATAAACATCATCCTCAAACTTACCGACCCAGCCACCCTTACATGCGACATAATTGGACACTAGATAGTTTTCTATCTCTTCCTTTGTTTGATACTTTCTGGCTAATCGTGCAAAAAAGAATCTGTCTTTTCTTTTATAGTAACTATCTCTTTTTATTTTTGTTTTCCCACCATATTGATGGTAATCGTAATTCTCTCTACTAAAATGTGCTTTTAAAGCACAATACATTAAATAGACATCAGCCGCTTCCATTAAACGGGCAATTTACCTACACCAACATTATTATCACTTATCAGTAAATTTAATTCTCTAGCATTGACTTCAATTTTATCTTTTAGTCCTTTTGTAATTAACTTTTTAACACTCTCTACTTCTAGTGAATTTTTATCACAATATAATAGTATTGCATCTAGGTGTGATATTCTCTTTTCTGATGCTAACTTTTCTATTTCTAATGAAAAGATTTTCGGTGTCTTTTTAAATAAGTCCATTTATATTTTCTCCATAGTATTTAACAATGTTTGTTCTGGTCTTCTCATCATTAAGTTTTTATAATTGTATTCTAATATATCGTAATTGTCAATAACTAATTGTTTTAAATCAATTGTACTTAAATGTGATACTAACTTAATGATAGCATTCATTCTTTTATTAGTATCTTGTATTTCATCATAACTTTCATCCCACATATGGTTAAAAGTTTTATATCCTAATAATTTTAATTTTTTTAGTGTGTATGGTTGACCGATGATAATAAACGGCATCTTTAATAAAATTGTTTTAAATGT